TCAAGGTTCAATCACAGATTGCTCTCGGTACCACTTCTGTACCTCCAGCAACATCAGGGTGGTCTGCGCAGCATCCTTGCTCTGTTGCTCGCAACTCACATCCCCCGCATCTCCTTGGGAAGCAGGTAAAGGGTCGGAGCTGGCTGAAGCAGCTCCGGCGGGAGCTTTGGAAACGGCGGGCAGATCCCCGTCACTGGCGGTGGAGATGTTGCACACCCCGCCAACGCGACTGTCATGCTGGCGATGAGCCAGCAGGTTTGACCTTTTTGCGTATTCATTTGAGATTTCCTGCGTGATTTGAGTTTGTGACTGCCGGACATCGGCTACGTGCTGCTCCTGCCTAGCCAGGGCCTGAGTGATCTTTTGCTTTTCTGCGTCCCAGGCCTTTTGGACACGGGACTCACCAATCTGAATTCCACACAGCAGCGCCATGGTCATCAGAAGTGCATACAGGATGTGCGACCAATTGCCCAACAAGAATCGGTTGAGCCAGGTCATGGGGCACCTCCGTCCAAGGCCAGCAGGTTGTGCTGCTTGATGAGGCCAATGACCTTGTCCGCATAAGCCGGGTCAGTGGCATAGCCTGCCTGCGCCAGTACCTTGGCAAAAGCCTGGGCAGTGGTGCATGCAAAGCATGCCTTGTAGCGGGGGTTGCGCTTGAGGAACGCGGCGTGGTCATCGATGCTGGCCTGCCAGCTTGAATACTTGCGCCAGAGAGCTGGCACCACCACCCACTGCCCTTTGATGAACTCCTTGGTATTCAGGGCCAGGGTCTGGCCGCGCCAGAGGCTGTCCGCTTTGATCCCAAAGAGGTTGTTTCCATTCTTAGCCAATCCAGACTCCCCCCAGGCGGACTCAAGGGCGGCCTGTGCGATCGTGATGCTGGCGGGAACACCCGTGGCTTTGGCTGACGCGATGGCGGCCGTGGTGAGCCGCATGATGAATTCACTGGGATTCACAGCATCTCCTTCACGTCCTTGGCCACCTCGTCAATGGAGTCGTCGCGGCGCTTGTCGATGAAGGCAAAAGTCCAACGCACCATGGCCCACCCAGGCAGGCCACAGGCAAAGATCAACCCACCCAGAGCACACAGCCCCATGGTTGAGAAGGCCCAATGGTGCAGCCCAAAGTGTTCGACTGTGATGGCACCGCCGCCAATACTGGACACCACGGTACTGATCAGCCCGACAGCCCACTCCCGTTTGTTGCGTGGCGGGGTCATCAGCATGACCACTACGGCAGCCAAGGTGGCTCCACTGGCAGCCGCTGCGGCGGTTCCACCAAACGCTTTGTAGGCCACAGCTGCTCCGGCGACCCCACTGCTTGTAGGTTCTGGCATTCGTTTCTCCAAAAGAAAAGCCGCCAGGGCGAACCATGGCGGCTATGAACAAAAAAGTGAAAAAGGCAGCGCTCAGGCGGCGTTCAAGCGGCGACAACTGCAACGGGAAACGGTCTGCGCTCTTGCTTTAGGGGCACAACAGCCTCCATATCCCCGCCTGAATCGACAAACGCGAGCTTGACCACGTCGACCCCTAAGACAGAGTCATACCGAATCGCATCAGACTCGATGCGCGTGAGGATCAAACCTTGTGTCTGGTAGTACAGCGCGGCGGCCATGACAGCCAAGTTATGAGAGAACGCGTTGTCACAGGCAGCATCCCAGTACTCTCCTTCCAGAAACAAGCATGCCCCCTTGCACAGCTGAACCACCGGGCAACGCGGGCATTGACTGCGGGTACTGAAGTGATAGGCCGTATCAAGCGCAATGGCATCGAACTGATCGACATGACCGATCTTGTGATGGGTCGATGCGCTCATGTTCTGACAGGTCGTGACGTTGCCTTTCATGTCCACGGCAATCGAGTCATCCCGGTCCATGCCGCATTTTTGCCCCAGTGCCACCATGGGTCTTGACTGAGCCTGCGCGCGCATAAATTCATCGACCTTGTCGCGCATCGTCCCCACCGCCATTCCTGAGCCGGTGACCAGCTCCCAGAACACCTGATGGAGGTAGCGATCGTGGTCTGAACCGTTCAACGCCAAAGACATGCCACCCTGGTCATAGGGCAGCATCACTTCCTCGGTGGCCAGAACGATGGCCTGCACAGGTAGATCGAGCTTTGCAGCGAAGAACTTGCGTACCGCTTTCAGGGACTGGTTGTGACGGTGCAGGACGGTATTGAAACTCATGCGGTCCAGCGGCATGCGCCGGGATACCCAGCGCTTGATCCGAGCCAGCATATCGGGATCGTCTAGCGGATCTGGTCCACGGTAGGACTGTGCAGGCCCGTCATGTGACAGGCCAATTCCAATGTCCAGCTTCTCCACCCAGGCAAGCTTCTCATCATCGAAGAGCGAACCGTTGGTGACGATGGACAACTGGGCATTGGGATACCGCGCCTTAACGGCTTCACCCAGTGGCTTGAGCAGTTTCCAGTAGACAAAGGGCTCGCCACCCCAGAACTCGATCTTGACGCCAGCGCCTTGTCCGTCCTCGCCACCAGCAAACCAACCCTCAAGCTGTTGCATGAACGGCAAGACGTCCTCAGGGTGGCCATCAATGTCATGGGGCTGGTGCGCTTGCGAGCAGTACTGGCAGGCGTAATTGCACTTGAGCCCCAACTGCAGTTTCAGGTGTCGTATGGCTCTCGATTTGCCTGCCGGGTTGTTCGGGTGATGCACATGCCAGAAAGGCTGCCAATGCATGTCTTGTCTGGGAAACGCCTGTGGCAGAGGCAAAGACTCACCGCTGTCGGCCCAGATCAGACTGGAATCTTCGGGGTCATAGATGGCCTGTCGTTCGAAACCGTTCTTGCCATTGAGAGTGAGTGTGAACTTCATGGCAGGAGCTCCTCGAATGCGATTGGATAGGCCTCCCGACATACTTGCGCAGGATCTGCGCCAGCCATCGTCTTGAGGTTAAAAACATGACGACCGGAGACCTTCCCATCGGGATTGGTCACGAGCACCGTCATGCGCAGATTGCTGTCATCGAGCTGGACCACATCGGCGTCATAGCCAGGACGGGTTTGCAGATTCAAATTCACAAGGTCTCTCCTTTGAGCTCGGTGTAGAGGTCAACATAGTTGTGCGAGGCCACCCGCAGGGTGACCACCAGAAGGGTTCGCTCCCCTTTTGCGTTGAAGGGATTGGTTTCGTGCCAGAGGCGCGAGGGATGCAGGACAACCAGGCCTGGTTCGGTTTCGATGTAGTGAACCTTTTCCCAAAAAGGAAACCCCGCCATCGGGCGGGGGTCTTGCATGATGAGCTCACCGTCACCAACTGTCCAGTCGCGTGCGTTGGGCGGACTTCGCTCCTGACCACAGTCCAGGTACAGGCACAGCACATGGTCACAGGTGTGGTGGTAATGGGGCTGCGCGCGCATGCCAGGCTGGTAGTGAACGGGGATGCAGCGCGCCTCGATCCTGAGATCCTTGGCATTGCGAACCCCATGCGCTCCCAGCAGGTAGTCGCGGTAGGTGTCTTCCACCCAGCGCCGAAACCGATGCCAGACCAGGGGCGCATGCGATTCATGCTCGGCATGAAACAGGTTCAGCTGCACGCGCAGACGCACATCCACATCCGGCAACCCGTGCTCGGGCGGGTTAGCCTTGTGGTTATTAAACCGCTCGACGGTGAAGCGCCTAAGAGCTTCCATCTCGTCAGGCGTCCAGGGCGCGGTGTCTTTCAGAACCGGGGTGGGCCAGAGATAGTCGATCAAGTTACACCTCCAGATCCCGACCCGGCACCCACTTCCGAACCAAAAGCCACCGCGATGCGCAGAGCGTTGCAGTAACGGGACATGGGACGCGCGGCATGCGCCATGCAGCCATTGAGCTCCACCATCCGATTTGGTTTGACCAGCACGGCTGACTCGATCTCGCCCTGTGCATCGAGCACGACCAAGTCCCCGCCCCAGCCCGGATCCCACTCGGCCACGGGGTACCAGATCACGGATCTGGCCGTTTGCAGGAATTCGGCCGGGAAATCCCTGTGCAGCGAGGCCTCGTCACCAAAGGCCTGAACATTGACCCATAGCCGTGTGATGGGGCTGTCTGGAAAGAAGCGCTTCTTGACCTGCTGCGCTGCCATCCCCATGGGACCACCTCGGGCCACGAACGCATCGAGCGTCAACTCCGGACGCCAGGCCCCCGGGTCATAGTGATGCTTGTGGGTGCCCGGCAGCACGAAGTTTCGATGCCAGAACACACCAGGAGCTTCAGCATGAGCTTTCCAGCCGAATACCAGGGTCTGGCTCAGCAACCACTGCCGACACTCTGAGGCAAGCTCCGGTGCAATCAGGTCGTCAACTATGCGCATGGTGTTCTCCCGAGATGGCTTCAACACGGAATTCGAAATGGATTTCCACGCTCGCTCGCGTGCCGTTGTAGGGGTAAGAGTGGTGAGCCAGATAGCTTGGGAACACCAGCAGCATTCCGGGCATGGGATAGATGATTTCCGAGCGCCAGCCTTCCCATGGCAACCTGCGGCTGCCGTAGGCGCCGCTGGGGTTGATCAACACAAAGGCCCCGGAATAGTCCTGCCGCGCCGGATCAGGTTTGGCATCGCCATCTACCCAGTAAATGGCCGACAGGTCCGTGTCTTCGGCATGCAGTGGGATGAATTGCCCAGGCTGGGTGATCACCTCACGGGCTGTTTGCCAGACAGGAACGCAGCCATAGGTTTGCTCGATGGCCGCATGAACCTGAACCATGAGTGGGTCCAAAGCATCAGGCCAAGTGGTGTTTCCAATGAGCGACTCTCGGCTCTTTCGCGCCCAGGGTTGTCCATCCCGATTGAGCCTTTCATGAAATCCCATGGCAACTTCGATCATTTGATCGCGCTGTACATCACCGAGGTGCAGGTATCCCTGGAAGATCCTTGCAGAAAACAGTTCGCGGATCATGAAAGCGTCACCTGCGCGTCGGCGCATCCGGGGTAGAACTTGAAGCCAGCCTTGAGGCGCACTGTGTCGCCTGCTGCAAGTCCCGTGGTCAAGACCGTTGCGGTTGTTGTGCCACCTTGTGTCTGGCGACGGCTGATGGGCAGGTAGCCATTGATGCTTTCAAGGAACACTTCCGCGTCGCGGGTGCTCACGTCCCCAATGCCGTCGAGCATCTGAACCGCAAACACGGCCGGATCTCCTGCTTTGACAGAGGTTGGGGCCGTGACCCGCAGGTCCGGGAACTGCATTTCACGCACCTGAGCCGAGGACTGGTAGTCGGTCTGCTCCACATCCGAAAGATCAATCCCTTCGACCAGGCAGCCACCAAGCGTCGGATGCAGGTTCACTGTGACAAAACACTCGTCAAACGAGCTGTCGGCAAAGGGCACGTTGAAGCCGGTCAAAAAGTTGCCGTTCCAGACATGCCCGGCAGCCTCAGGCGCTGTGAACCTTGTGGATAGTGTGTAGACGTACAGCGGCAAGGGGTCGATGAGGCGTTTTTCTGCCCAGCGGTAACCCGTCATGAAGGACTGGCGATCGGACCAGCCCCGGTTGTTGCGCAGTTCGCGATAAGTTAACAACTGCTCTGCGACCACCTGGTAGGAATTGCCATTGACATCAAAGTCTGGAGTCAGTCCCGAATCAGGCCTGTGACGCAAACCAAAACGCATGCGCACCTGCTCGGCGGTCTTGTCGATCAGGAGATGGATGGCGTAGTCCAGTGTGGTCGAGAGCTTGCCAGCGCGCACAAGAAAGACTTTCATGTGCATCTCCTTCAGCAGCAACCACAGCAGGCACAGTTGCAATTGCAATTTGTGCGGCAGTTGAAGGCCGTGTTGCCGCAGTTGCAGTTGGTGTAGCTGCCACAGTTGCAGTTGCAATTGCAGGCTCGGTACCAGCGGTGATACTCGCCCCCGCCAATTTCGTCTTGGGCCAGGTAGTAGGCGTCGTAGTTGTAGCCGGTGCTGGGCACAGCGTTGTAGGCGTAGGTCGTTCCTCCAGCGCCGTCGTATTGGGCCGAGTTGGCACAGTAGTTAAACCCCAGACCCCAGGTCCACCAGTTGGTATTGGAGGGTTTCCAATACGTATTGCTTGCGCAGTTTCCTATCGGCAATATGCCGTTGCAGTTGCCCGCCAAGTCGTCGTAGTACTGGTTGCTGCGCCCCATCTCGCCTATGTCCTGACCATCGTTCGTGCGATAGCCGGTGTTGCGAGCGTTGTCCGCCGCACCAGACTGTGACGAATAAATCACTGCACCAGTGCCCATGTACAGATGACCTGTCATCGTGTCACCGGCTTTGGCCAATCGACTCGACAAATCGATTGGTACGGTGGCATTGCCAGTGGCATCCGGTGCGTTGCCATTGACTGAGCGCACAAATGCTGTGGAGTCATAACCATCGAGCTTGTCAGCGTCGGCGGCTTTGGCCGTGATACCCAGGTATGTCGTGTTGTGGTTGTGCCCCAGCGCCGCATATGCGGCATCGTGGTTGTGTCCACTCAGTGCAAATCCGGTGGAGTCAATGCCGTCCAGCAGATCTGCATTGGCCACCTTGCCCACCGTGGCCGACAGGTCAATGACCATCTTCCACGTGACGGGACTGACCACGGTGAGGATGTAGAGCTTTTGCTCATCGGTCCTGAAACACGGCATACCCAGCTGCAGATTCACAGTTGGGAATGCCGTTCCACTGGAGAGTGACAACGCCGTTTTGTCATTGTTCAGGATCTGCGACAGCGAGTCCGAGAGCGTCGTAGTGGATGGAATTTCGGTGTAGTTTTGCATTTAGTACCCTATCAATACCCTTGGGCAACCCAAGAAATGGCTCCCGTTACGCGGGTTCCAGAGGTGTTTTCAAGAATGGCGGTGAAGCCGGTGGTAGAGACTGAACCGAGGATTCGTGGAATGGCGATGGTGGTGCCGCCTTTGAAGGTCAACGTGACTTCCGGTGCCACACGAAACTGCCTGGTGAAGACTACGGTCACGCCATTGGCGGCCGTGACCACCTGCGCCGTGCCCCGGTCAAAGACATCGGGCACGTCCACCGTCACCCTCAGGCCATCGATGTAGCCACGGTCGGCATTGCTGGAAGTCAGAATCGCCCTGAAAAGCGCCCGTTGGTAGGTGTAGTCGCCCTGGATGAAATCCCGGAAGTTGGTGTATCCGGGAGGATGACCTGACTCCAGGATGTCCATGAAGTCTTGCTCGGTGATCTCGGTGCTGGCAACGATCATGTCGCTGAGCACCCCATTGGCCCGGCGACGATACTGTTCGGCAAGGTTCAGGGCTTCACTGAGCTTCAAGGTCTGGGCCCGGCGCAGTGCCTCTGCTATCGCAAAGCCCTCACTGATGGACAGTCGGTATGCAACTGTTCTGCCCAAGCCCTCGGCAAACAAGAAGGCTTCCGCTATTCGTTTGACATGTGAGCGGGCCAGCGCATCACTCATCCCAAAGCTCTCGCTTTGAGGCTTGGTCATGACCTTGGAAGGCTTTTCTACAAAGCTCAGGCTCTCCGCTACCCGCAGAATGTAGGCGATCAGGTCCGTGTATGTCTCAGCCAGCGACAGCGTTTCGTACTTGCGCAAGGCCAGTTGCCTGGCTAGTCCTTCTGCTACCTGAAACACCTCGAACACGGCCTTGGTGCCTGTGCGTGCGTATTTCTCTGAGAAGGTCAGCGACTCGACGAAGCGCAGAACAAAGGCGATCAGGTCGGTGTAGGTCTCCACGAAGTTCAGGGTCTCGAACTTGCTGAGAGTGAGCGCCCGGCTGGGCTTTTCTGCCAAGGCCAGGGTCTCGGAACTTCGCTTGATGCCCAACTTCTGGGCGAGCTCTGCAAAGCTCAGGTCCGTAGCCACGCGCAGGGCGTAGACGGCCGGGTAAGCCGTTGACCAGTTCTTGCCTGCCGTGGCACTGCCCCAGGTGAACGTACCAGAGGTCCAGCTGTAGTTGGCCCCTGGGGAGCTGGAGACGTTGACGGTCTCGGCCATCTCAGGCGTCCGATCAGCTCATGGTGAAGGTGAAGACGGCCGTTAGGCTGTCGTCCACACCCTTGTTCACCACAGGGAAGACCACTCGGTCGAACATGATGCCCGCCGAAGCGGCATTGAAGACACCTGCTTCCGTGAGCGCCCCAGTAGCGTCACCGGCCGGGTAGCTGGCGGTGAAGGTGAACACCTTGGTGCCAGCCGTGTGGGCATATGAGGCCGCATTGCGCTTGATCTCGGTGACCAGTGCAGTCTGCGTGGCAGCAGCAGCAGTGGTGCCGGTACCCATTGCGATCCAGCCCATTACCCCAGGACGACTGGCCGAGTTGCCAATGGCATCAGCGACGAAGTCAAAGCCGCCGTTGACGATGATATTGTCCTTGTGCACCACCTCGACCTCGCCCGTGGGCTTGGCCAGCAGCAACGTGATTGAGCCCTTGATGCTCATGCCTTCTTCAATCATGGAGTTTTCCGTTTCTTTAAACAAAACGGGCGCTGCACCTTTCGATACATCGCCCGGGATGGTGGGAATGAGAACTAAGTTTTGGTTCAGTACAGCTTGAGCGCCGTGTAACCGGCTGTGGGGAGCAGAGGACTGCTTGCGCTTTGAACTTCTGTGCCCATCTTTCCGACAAACAGCCTGCGCTCGGCAGCGGTCTGGCACACGCCAATACAGACTCGATCGCTCACATTCACGGGGTATGGCACCACGATCCGGTTGAACAGGTGGTCTTCCAAAAAGAAGCTTCCAGTCGCCGCATCGAACCCGACAAGCAAGCTCACTGCGGCTCCAGTAGCTGTCCAGATCACCGAAGTGGTGATCTGGTTCGGGATGAACCAGAAGCTCACATGGAACACCCCCGGAATGCTCACACCCCAGGAGATCCGGGTTGTGTCCTTGATGAGTACCCCACTGCCGTAGCGACCGTCGCCATAGCTCACACCGACGGCCTCACCGCTGGCTGGACTCCCGTAGCCTGCCAGCACCCCATTGAGACGCCAGCCATACAGCTCACCCGCCTGCAACGTGTCTTCGCGGGCCATCTGAAAGCGGGCCTCGATGCTTTTGAGGGCACCGTCATAAGTCCACTGCCGTTTGCCCGCATTGCTGCTCCAGACATAGTTCGCCGTAGACCAGGTCTCCCGGTCGTCCAAAGTGGCCCCGATGCTGGCCAGCAATGTGTTCTGCGCTCGGTAGCTGGTGGGCAGATTCACCTCGAACAGATACTCAGACTGCGCCACGCCACTGTCCATACGCAGCACGTCCAAGCTGTTGACCGATTCGACCGATGCGAAGTGTTTCACCCCGGGAAACCGGGTGGCCTGCGCATCGATGGTGACCAGTAGGTTGGCATTCTGAGGCTGAGCTACAACAGTTGAGACGAAGGTGGCATCGTTAGAGTAGATGCCGGGCGATGCGATTGCCTTGATCCAGAAACTGCGCTCACCGTCAAAGCCCGAGGGCAGCGTGAAGCTGCTGGACTTGACCTCAGCAATGAAGATCGAAGTGTCCCAAGCCGTGCCTTCGCGCAGCTCATAGGCCACCACCTCCGGCTCTGCATTGGGAAGCCATCGAAACTCCAGCCGATTGGCTGACTGCACCACATCGAACTGACGTACCGCAGCAGGTGCCAATAGAGTCAACCGAAAGGTGGTGACGTGCTGGCTGTACTTGCCCGAGGTGTCGAACGCCCGGATGAAGTAGTTGTACTGACCAGATTCACTCTGATCGTGCACGAGCTGGGTGCCAGCGGTTTGCCCAACCAATGCGCCAGCATCCCAGCCCGTGCCCACGCGAACCTCGTACCCTGCCAGATCGGCATCGGTATTGGCGCTCCAACGAAGTAGCAGATCGGTCGTGCGACGCAGCACCACAAAGTCCTGCACATCGTCGGGCGGCTGCAACTTGCCCAAGATGGTTTGGCTCAGCGTGGCCGATGCCCCAAGCTTGCCGGACACCCCCACAGCCCGCACGGTGAACACATAGTCCCCAGCGTCGGCGTTGCGGATCTCCAGATAGGTTGCCGAGACTCGGGGCAGCGTGACGGTGTTGCCACCATTGACCCGGTAGCTCACCTGGTACTCCATTGCCCCGAAGACTTGCTCCCAGCCCACCTGAATGAGCACCAGCGCTTGGTCTTTGACCCGATACAAACTCTCGGTGACCAGCAAGCCCAAGGGCGCTACTGGCGTAGTGGAAAGCAAAGTGATGTCGCGCGGCTGCAGTGCCAGCCCACGTTCGATTGCGTCGTACTTGCTCGGGTTATGGGCCAGTGCCGTGACCTCATGGATGCCTGGCTCGCTCTCCGCGATCTGCACCACCCTGAACAGTTGCGTCTCCACTTGGGTGGAGGCCAGAACCCAGATGGCACCCACCTGCGGTGCCGATGAAAATGCGCTGGTTACACCGACTGTGCGGCCAGACAGGGATCCGACTTGGCGTTCCTCCACCGCGCCCGTGGACAGCAGCACTGAGATGCGCCACGAACCGGTGGGAAGGTCCTGGTCCAGCGTGACGCTTACCGTGGTTGCCGCAGCGATGCGTCCACCCAAGCGTAGGCCACCCCGGCTGCTGTCTGCAACTTTGATGACATCGCCGGGACGAACAACAGCGCCTTCCAGCCCCGTGCGGAAAGTGATGATTTCCGATTCGGACTGCTCGGAGTAAAGCAGCCACTTGCCCACCCGGTTGGCCTGACCACGAGAGGTGCAGCCCATGGCCACCACATCAGCCTGCACCACGCCATAACGTGCAATGCCTGCCATGTCTTCGACGTATTCCACCTTCTGGCGGTAGAAATCATCGGGGTCCACCCAGCTGACCAGAGCCACCGTGTGCCTAGCCTTGGCGGACGACCCTTGGTAGGCGAACTCGCCACCGATGACATTGGCTGCCGTGAACTGGTAGACGGGATCCTGGGGCGCATCCTGCGTCACGGTGATGGCACCGCCAGACCAATAGGCCATGCCCCGAAAGATCGAGGCCATGTCTTGCACCACCTTGTAGGCCTGCTCTCGGCTTTGCAGGTACAGGTTGCAGGTAAAGCGCGGCTCATAGCCGCCCAGCCCATTGGGGACAAGCTCGTCACAGTAGCGGGCCACCCGGTACAGCGCCCACTTGTCCACCTGCGACTCGGGAATGAAACTGCCCAGCCCGTAGCGGGTGCTTGTAACCAGGTCATAGAAACACCAGGCAGGGTTGTCCGTCCAGGCCACCTTGAAGGTTCCGTCCCAAACCCCGGCATACGAGCGGGTCTCGGGAAAGTAGTTCGAGGGAATCCGAACGCGCAAGAGCTTCAAGTCATAGCTACGCCGGGGGATCGAGGTGAACTGTGAGGCGTCCACACGCAAGGCCATCAGCGCGCTGTTGGGATAGCGCAGCTTGCTCTCGATCACCTCGGTGTAGGACTCCAGAAACGTCTTGTTCTGCAGGCTGGTCTGGGTCGAATCGGCAGTGATGCGGCGCAGGCGCACATCCCAGGGACCGGTGCCGGTTAAAGGGATGTAATAACTGCGCTGGTAGCGCGAGGTGGTCTTCCCAGACACCGTGTCGGCCAGAATCTGGACATACCCAGCTCCTCGCGCCTGCACGTCGATCGCATAGCTGACCGAGGTTCCGTTGAGGTCTCCGTTGGTGGTGTCTTGCAGCGTCAGGGTCGGGATGCTGACCTTGATGCGCACGGCATCTACATCTGGGTCGTTGATAGATCGCACCACCGGCTGATTGGCCTTGCACTCCACACCGACGGCCACCTCGTTTTCTACCGAGGAAAAGCCGGGGACATAGCTTTGCTGCTGTGTGCCGGGACGGGTTTCGAGCGTGACCCCCGTGAAGTTGTAGCTGCCATCGGGATTCTGGATCGGGGTGTCATCGAGGTACACCGAGTGCAGGCCAGCAGCCAACCCTTCGATCTCACCTTCGCAGACCAGATCCACCACTCGGGCGTAGGCCTTGGAGCGCAGGCTGTCGGGGGCTTCCTGCGCCACACGGGCGCTGCCGCCCCCACCCTTGCCGCCACCGCCCGCGCCAATGATCAATCCAGACTCAGGGGTGTTCATACTGCGATCTCGTCCACATCAATGCCCGCGCTGATCACGGCCGAACCGACGATGAGGCGGCCATAACCCACGGGTACGGGATGGCCCTGCGCCGTGGTGTTGACCGCCCCGTTGAAAACATAACTGGGCTGGTTCTCAGGTCGCTCGGACGGGTCCTGCGCCTTGGCCGTTGGAGCAATCATCTGGGCCACACCACCCAAAATCATGGAAGTGCCCACCGAATAGAGCGTGGCCTGCGACAGGAAAGAACCTGCTGCGGCCCAGCCCATTGGGTTCCACCAGGACACGGCGATCAGCGCAGCACCCAAAAGAATCTGGCCCAGACCGTTACCCCCTGCGCCAGACACAACTGGCGCGATAGTGATGCGTTGCTGGCCACTGGGCTCATGCAACCGGTCCAGGCTCAAAGCGTCACGCCCGGCCAGTACCCGGTAGCCCACCCCACGCTCACCCGAGGCCACCAGCTCCCGCTCGAATCCGGGAAAGTTGGCGCACAGGGCGCGCACAGCCTCAGCGGCTGAGGTCACCGCCATCCTGTGGCGTCGCCCGAAGCGCTTGCCCAGTTCACCGAGAAGAAGGATCGTGACCATGCAGAAGTTCGTGCAAAAGTTGATGTCTTAAGGTGTGGGTGGTGATCTTTTGCCAGTAGCCGCCATAGACATCGCGGCTGGAAAGCCTGCCCTGCAGGTGGTGCAGGATGAGTCCGTCGCCCAGGTAAATGGCAGCGTGATTCGGTACAGGCGATGCGACCTGCATCAGCAGGACATCGCCCGGATTCATGTCGGAGGCCTCCACCACATGGAAATCTGCGCCAGCGAAGTTGTCCAAATAGAGATTCCCGCCGCGCTTCCACCACTCGTCAAAGCGTGCGAAATCTGGAAGGTCAATGCCGCGCTCCTGGGCGTACCAGTCCCGGATCAGCGAGTAGCAGTCAAGCACGCCATGCGACCATTCGCGCCCGACCAGCGGTGCGGCATAGCCTTGCGGGCGCAGCTCGGTCCAGTGCCCGGCCGGGAAACTCACGATGAACCAGGGCAGCGCCGTGGCTTCGCAGGCCACCCTGTCCGCCTGACTGGGTTCGGCGGGCAGGTTCGGGTGAGAGTGAAACACCCCCACGATCTCGCCGAGTTGGTCGGCGCGCACATAGTCCTCGGGGTGGATCACGAACTGGTCGGTACCCACGCCGATGTTGCGGCAAGGGACATAGGTCTCCCGGCCCTTGTGAATGACGAGCAGGCCACAGGCTTCGCGGGGAAACTCCCGAGCAGCGTGCGCCAGCGCCAGCGTTTGGTTGGCCCCCTGCATCACCGGATCAACCCCGCTGCAGGAAACCCGCCAAAGGGCAGTTCGGCGTTCACGCCAAAGCGTTTCTGACAGGACACCAGGCGTTTGCCACAGGCGTCCTGCGCTCGGGAGCTCACGGTTTCGTCATTGGCGTTGAAGTACGCGGTGCCGGTGTAACCGCACTCTGCACCCCGGTACTGCCAGGGGCAGACGTTTTGCACGATCTGCCGCCGGGGCAATGACACCCCTTCCAGATCAAACGCTGCGGCCAGCTCGAACTCGACCACGTCCCGCGTTTCACGCGACTTGCGATCAATGAAATACACATCGTCGGCAAACTCAGCTGAAGGATCGGCCGTGGGGTTGTCACCTGAGGCGAAGTTCACCGCGTCCAGGTACTTCAGGAGCGTGCGCTTGCGAGTGACCTTGGCCCCCACCAGGTCCTGGTAGGACAGGATGAGCGCGGTGATGGTGCCAGTAACGTTGGCCACCTTGAGTTTGGGGCGCGGCACCTGCCCGTTGCCGTTGAACTCGAAGCCCTCGGCTTGAATGGGAAACGGCTCGTAGGTGTTGCCCTGCCAGACCACCTGACGGCGCAGCTCATTAGTGCCCGCGTGAAACCGAACCACCCTCTCGTTGAAGAGAGACAGGTCCAGAACAAAGAGCTCGATGACCGCACTTGGGGACAGCTTCTGAATTTCTGAGGTGATGGCTTGGCTGGTCATGACAGATCAAACACCTGACGGAAGGTGGCGTGGATGTTTTCCAGATTAGGTTCTTCGATGCTTCGGCTCCATTCCTCACAGAGAAACTTGCCCGTGATGCCGCTCGGGGTGGTCCAGTCAAAGGACTGCACCGCGCCCCGTGCTCGCAAAAAGTTGTCGATCGCAGCAGCCTCTACCGTGGACTTGCCTCGGAACTCGAGCGACCAGACCTCCGGCTGCGTGTTGATGCCGTAGGCCAGACGCTGCTCGTAGCCATCTCCAAAGGAAACCTTGCGGACATTGGGTTTGACGGTGAGGGATGCGCCGATCGAGGCGATCCATGTGAATGTCGCCATAAAAATCCTTCAATGCGTCACTGCCGACGTGGATCGAGCAGACCACCTGCCCGCTTCTGGTTGAGCAACTCCTGGCGCACCGCGCTGGAAATCGCCCGCCCCAGGTCCTTGCCTTGCCCAGCACTGCTGGTCACTCCACCCTCGGCCACATTGACTGAGATGTTGAAAACGTCCCCGCCCCCGGAGGAGGACTGGTTCATGGTCACGGGGATCGAGCGGCCATCTGGCAGCGGCACATAGGCTTCGGCCATAGATCCCTCACCAAAGACCGCTAATTGCGGTGTGGTGGCCACACCGCCACTGGCGTACGCCCGCAGTGGCAAGGGCCCCGACGAGGTCATGACCCCGCCATCGGCAAAACCGAACAGGCTGCCGAGTGCTTTGGCCATGGGCAATGTGACCGCGCGCTGGATCTGGATGCGGATCAGGTCCGAGATGATCGAAGTGGCCAGCGACTTGAAGTCGAGCTTGCCGGTCATCACGAAATTGGTGAGCGCGTCCGTCATGCCGTTGAAGGCCTTGGTGGTCACTGCCTCCATCTGCTTGCCCACCTGCTCGGTTTCTTCCCCGAGGGTGCGCAGCGCCTTGGCAAACCCAGCGCCTGGGTCTGACAACTCCAGCGCCCGTTGGCCCAGGAGCTTCGCGCCATCGGCCGCCTGGCGGGCGGCTTCTTCGATACGCCTGAACGACTCGGCCAACTTGTCATTGCCCGGGGTAGCCTCCACCAACTCCCGGGCCTTGGCTGCAAAGTCGGCCAATTCATCCGCACTGGACTTACGCGCAGCCGACAGACGGCGCAAGGCGTCGATCTCGCTGATCGAGCCAGTCTCGCGCAGGACCTTGATCTGCTCCTCGGTCGAGCGCAGCTGACCCTGGCTCCTGGCCACCTGCTCCTGCAGGTCCTTGAGCGTTTCGCCCGGCAGCTTGATCTCACGCTCGAGGTTGGACTGCTGGGCCTCGCGCTCGAGCTTTTCTCGGCGCATCGTGATCTCCGAGAGCTTGTCCTGGAGCTTCAATTTATCCTGGGTGGTCTTGGCCACGGTCGCCAAGCCCCGTTTCAGGATCGACTCTTCCTGCGCATACAGCTCGCCCAGGCGATCCGTGAATTCCTGCTGAGCGTTCAGGCGAGCTTCACTGGCTTCCTTGTAGCTGGTGTAGCCCTGCCCCTCGTACAGGTCGATGATCTTTTGCCGGTCCTTCAGGAGGCCCGCCTCGACATCCGTCAGCCCTTGCAGCTGCTTGATGTCACTCTCGATCTTGGCCATGGCCGCAGCAGTGAGCGCGCCAGTGGCCGAGTTGTAGTTCAGTTTGGGCTTGGCCGCCTCACCTGCTGCTTCGGTCTCACCCCGGTTGATGGCATCGAACCGTTCCTTGACCGCGTCCGCCAGCAGCGGCATCTTCCATAGGTCGACATAAGTCTGGTTGGCCTTCTCAACGATCGCATTGCGTTTTTCCAATGCGGTCTTGAGGGTGGCCTGGTTCTCCTCGGAGAACGGGTTCAAGCCCTTGCCGCCGGCCAAAAAGGTGCCGAGCAACTCGATGTCGGCCCAGACCGCCTCGAAGCTGCCCATGACCGCCTTGGCCATCTGGATCACTCCACGCAGCGCATCGATGACGATGGCAATGCCGTAAGCCGTGTCCTGCGCCCAGGTCTTGAGCGTGCCGTCATCTCGCAGCTTGACCATGGCATCTGCCGTGTTGTGCGTGCCCAGCATCACGGCCTTTAGCTCACCCACCAGTTCTTCCAGCGCAGGCAGCGCTGCCGTCACGATGGTTTGGGCCACGAAGTTGTGCTCGGCCCGCATCCGGCCCATGGCCTTGGAGGCTTTCTCGGCCGACTCGATTTCTGCTTCGGTCAGCCGAATGTTCAGATCCTGATTCGCGGCCAGGTCCTTGAGGAAGGGCAGCAACCCTGCACCTGACTTGCCGAACAGTTCGAGCGCAATGGCCGTCTTGCCCGCCCCGTCCTCGAAGTTTGAGAGCTTGAGGGCAATGTCATTCATGACCTCTGCCGGATCGCGCAGGTTGCCACCCGCATCCTTGGCCTTGACACCCAGAAACTGCAGGGCCTGGGAAGCCCCTTTGGTCTCATCGTCCACCCCGGCCAACCCTTTGGAGAGCTTGGTCAGGCCCACGCCGATTTGCTCCATGGCCACACCTGAAATGGTGGCCACCGGCGCAAAGCCGGACAAGGCCGTGGCGCTCGCCCCGGTCTGCTCGGCCAGATCCTGCAGGGCGGCCACCGTTTCCAGTGTGTGCATGACCAGCTCTTTGAGCGCCCCCACCGATTCCACGCCAATGGCGATGGCAAAGGTGGTCTTGGCGACTTCAGCTACCTTTTCCAAGGAACCACGCATGGATTCAGCGTGACGTTCCAACAGCAGCGCACTCTTGCCCAAATCCTCCCGAAAATCGGCCGTTTCCGCTGCGAGTTTGATCACCAGAGAGCCGATATCAGCCAT